AAAATGATATAAAAATAGAAAAATTCGATAAAATTAAGTAAACTATGATAAAATTAAAATGTTTAAAAGATAAATATTAATAAAGGAGATACTTTGACATTAATAAAAGTTGAAGATTCAAAATATATAAATTTAGAAAACGTTGCCAATATCAATTTTGTAAAAGACAAAATTGTGTTTAATATGGCTTATTCAGTAGAAAAAGCAGATAATGGTAGAATATCTGATTATTTTTATACTACTAAAATGAATGATTATTTTAGAAAAACAGATTATTTTAATGATAATTTTGTTCAAATTGTAGGAAAAGATAGAGAAGTAGCAATAAATAAGAATAAAATTTCTTATATTAAGAAAGATTCTAGGTCTTGCAAGATAATTATAGGTTTTACACACGATGTTAATATCTCAAATCTTGATAATTTAGTAACTGTTGCTGAACATTATTATATTAAAATGGATAATAATGAAGATTTAGATGATAAATTTAGTCTATTAATTCAAGAATTAAATATGTAAAGGAGATGGCATGATTGATTCCCAAATAATTTTAGATGATGAACATCATTGGTTTAATCGTTATGATAAGAAATTTCCAATAGATAAATTGAGATCACCAAGTTATAATGATGATTTAACATTTGTTTGGTTTGATCCGTATAAAGAAGATCCTTGTTTAACTGTTGCACCTAACGGAAACAGATACATTAAAAATTTTGTTGGTTGCAGATATGACACTGATACACAAAAAAATGTTTTTGTAGATGTTCCGGCATATATAGAAATTGATACATATTGGACATGGATAGCTGAGACATATAAAAAAGAAGGTGATGATAGAATTTGGTATAGACCTAAAAAAATACACTTAGAAGAAGATTCTCCATGTTATCCAGAAAATCCAAATTCTAATGTTTTAAAAGATCCATACGGTAGAAAACACCTTATAGAGTGGAAAGATGGTGTAGAATATGTAGATGGTGTTCCAATTAATAATACATATTACGCTGATCATAGAATGGCTTATGATATTATGGCTATAGAACCACAAGATCCTAGTCTAGGCCCTGTAACTTCACGTTTACCACCTTTAAAAGGATCAGAATATGCTCAAACTGTTCCAGATTTATTAAAACAAATTCAAAAATGTTCACAATATAAAGAAAAATCTGATGGAAGTTTTTACACTTTATATAAAGATTTTAATCCAAAAAGAGCTTTACATCAATTTAAACATCAAAGACCTGTATCTGAGTTAATACAGGGTGAAGATGCAATGTATGAAGAATATTGCAGAATGAGAGATAAGTCTTTAAAAGAAAAACAAGAAGCTGATTTGATATGGCAAATTTGCGAAGATACTAAACGTATTGAAGATTTACCATATTGTAATCCTACTGATTTATATTGTATGTGGAGATATGGTGAAGCGGCTTCAAGTAAATATTATTATAACCATTCTTATGCTTTTCAAGTAGCAAAATTTTGGTTAAATAAAATAGATAAAAATCTTAAATACACTTATTATGAATTCAAATGTAGAGAAACACTTGCTCCACAAGAAGAAAAGTTGGCGTTAGCTGCTCAATTAACAGAAAAAGATTTAAAAAGACCAAAAGGATGTTATGCTATGGATGAAATTGCAGAAAATGAATTAAAATTTGCCAAAGAATATGTTGCTTATGAAGAAGAATTAAAAGAAGTTAAAGAAAGATTTAAAAGAGTAAAAGAAGAATATGCAGCTTTAGGTGTTAATACTAGAGCAGTAATTAAATCTGTTAAGAAAATAGCTAAATCTTTTAAAATTTCTAAAACAGATGCTGATGATGAAGAGAGATTAGAAGGTGCAATTAGAGGTGATACTAATCTATTTTCTTATATCGAAAAAGTAATGATTTAAAGGTTAAAAGATGAAACTTTATAGAGGAATTGTTGTTAATAACAATGATCCTAAAAAATCTGGAAGAGTTCAAGTTAATATATTTGAAATAAACGGTTTAATACCAGAATTTTCAGAATCTAAATATAAAACATTTGAAATTTCTGGAGAAGAAGCAAAATCTGAAAATACAGCTAAAAATCTTCCATGGGCAGAAGTTATTCAGCCTTTAGATTATATTGGTTTTTTTAACACTAATCATTATGATAATAATGAAAAACCTAAAGCTAATGTAGATGGTTCTGGAAGTAAATCGTCTAAATCTAGAAATTTAAAAAGATCAAAAGGAAATAGAGTTGGTGGTTTTGGTTATAATATAACATTAGAAATAGGAACATGGGTATATGTAATTTTTAATGATGATGATAATTCATTTCAATTTCCTATTGTTATAGGTTGTATAGCAGCTGAAAATGAATTTAATGAAAATTCTACACCAACAAATAAAAGAGTTTATCAATCAACTTCTGGACATTATGAAGAATGGAATGATACACCAGGTAAAGAATGTATTATACAACATCATAGATCTGGAACAGAAGTTGAGATGACAAATGATGGTTCTTTAGAAAAACAAGTTGTAAAAGATAATAAAGAATATATTATTGGTAAAGATATAAAACAAGTAGATTCTGATAAAATTTCAAAGGTTGAAGGTTCTCAGATTGAAAAAGTTCAGGGAGACGTTGTAGAACAATATCAAGGATCTCAATTAACTAAAGTATCAGGTGCTGTTAGAATTAATGCTGATGGTAAAATATTTTTAAATTGTTAAAATGAATATTTCTATATTTGAAGCTTTATTATTTGTCATTTTTCTTGTTACTGTGTTATATTTTATTACAAAATTAGATAATGATTTTAAAAGGTAACATATTTATTACTATATTAGGAGTTTTTATGAATTTTATTAAAAACGTAACATTATTGTTACTTATTTGTTGCGCTTTATTTACATTTTTGAGTTTTATAAATGTTCATTTTATATTTTATGCATTTATTTCATATTTTGTGTCTATTGTAACATTTATGATAGATTTAAAGAAACTTTAAACTTATTTTGTTATAATTTAATTTTAAAAATAAAGGAGATAAAATGAAACTACGTTCTAAAGATTTTAACAATTTTGTAGGATTAGCAAATTTTGTTAACGAAAACAAAATTTCTAGGGAACAAATTCAAACCATAATTACTTCTGGATCGCGTGTAGAGTTATATTGGTGGGAGTGATGAAAATTATTCTCTGTGATTTGGGTAAAAATAATACATTGGTGGGAATAGTTCCATATCAGATAAATAATAATTTATAAAGAAAGGATTTGACAATGCCAAAGAATGACAAAGTAAAATCTGACTCGACTGCAACCATTCAACTTGTAGAAGATGTTCAACATCAAGACAAGATGAGAGAACCAGTTAATCAAGATCACCAACCAATTGAAGAACACCAACCGGTTGAAAATCACAAGGATAATGAAAATCGTGATATTTCAAAAACAGCTGATGTTGAGCAAAAAGATGATTTATCAAAAGAACAATTAGCAATTTTAAAAGGTAAAGATTTAACAGAATTAGAAGAAACAGCTGCAGGCGGCGAAAGTTCTGGACCAAGTGTTAATGGAGTATCTTTAAGTTCTGCATTATTTTCAGAACAAGGTCATTATTCAAATATATCTGAAAATTATAGAAATTTAGATAGTTCAAATAGAACACTAGAAAATCCTGTTAATACAATAGGTGGAAATATTTCAGAAAATTCAGAAATTAATGAAAAATCAGAGTCTGAAAATTTACCAATACCACAAAAAATAGAAATTCCAACCTCTGCGTATATTGATATTTTAGGTTCAAATAGATATAATAATACTGAAAAATCACCAGAATATTTTACAGACATTATGAATAATGGAACAAATAAAACTTATGATGTTTCAAATCCACAAAATTTTATAGGATTTTTCGCTAAAGATATCCCACAAAATTATACTATAAGTGTAGATAAAAATTCTAATGGATTTGATAAAGCTTATTTAGAATATCCATACCAAGAGTTTACTCTATATAAAGGATGGTATGTTAATAAAGATAAAACAATTTTTATAGGAACAGATAATTCAGAACCTTTAGCTATTGCAGATTCTGCTCATAAAGATTTATATGATAATCCTTTAGTTCTTGATCATGGCAAACCAATTTCTATATATGGATCTGATAAAGATGATATGATAGAAATAAATGGAGTAAATGTTAAATTAGCTTCTTTAGGTTCTGGTAATGACGCATTTTATATGTATGATGCAAAATTGGATTATTCTGTATTTGGTGGAACCGGAGATGATGTTATTTCATTAACAAATGTAGAGTGTTTAAATGGAATTGTTGGTGGTGAAGGTAATGATTATATTTCAACAAATGATTCATATATTGCTGGTGTAATAGAAGGAAATGCTGGTAATGATATAATATCTACAGGAAAAACAAGAATTATTTACGGTATTGAAGGTGGTTCTGGTGATGACCAAATTTATTCAACCGATAATACAATAGGCGGAAATAATCCAACTTCTGGATATATTGTAGGACAAGATGGTAATGATGAAATCCACGTTGAAAAATCATTTATAAAACACGATGTTCAAGGTGGTAAAGGAAATGATATTATTGAAATAAATGATTCTGAGATTTACCATTGTGTTGGTGGAAATGCTGATGATGATAAAATAACAATTAAAAATTCAAAAGTATTTGAAGATGTTTTAGGTGACGAAGGTAATGAATATGCACCTGTTAGAGATGGCAATGATACTATTACAATTGAAAATACTTTTGTAAGAGATGTTATTCAAGGAAATGGTGGTAATGATACCATAAATTTAAGAAAAGTAACAGCAAATTCAATTGAAGGCAATGATGGTGATGATAAAATAAACGTATCAGAATCTAAATTTAATTATGTTTTAGGTAAAAACGGTAATGATACTATTTCAGTAGATAATTCCGAAGGTAAAACAATAGCCGGAAATAATGGAAATGATAATATTTCATCTTTAAAAAATAAATTAACATATATCACAGGTGGAGATGGTGACGATAAAATAGATTCTACTGATGATCTAATTGCTAAATACATAGATGGTGGTAATGGAAATGATATTATCTCAAGCACTTCAACAACGGTTGAAACAATAATTGGTGGTAAAGGTGATGATACTTTTACATTAAAAGATTCTCATATTTCAAATAACGTTTTAGGACAATTTGGTAATGATACCGCTTATGTAGATGGCTCTTATGTAATGAATCTTGGCGGTTTTAATACTCCTAGAACAGAAGATTATAATCTTAATGCAATAGAGAATATTATACCACTATAATTAAAGGGAGATTTTTCTCCCTCATTAAGGATATTAATGAGATTTAGTTTTTCAAATTTAGAATTATATAAAAAATGTAAATTGGCTTGGAAAAGAAGATATATAGACAAATTAGAACCAACAATTAAAATAAATTCTCACTTAGAAAAAGGTTCTAAAGTTCACCTAATATTGGAACATTATGAAGATTTTATTAATTTAACAGAAGATTCAGATTTAGTTAAAGAATGGAAAAATCAGTTTAATTTTAAAGATTTAAATACAATTTTAAAATCTCCTGAAGCAGAAATTGTTAGAAATTTTGCAAATTCTGAATTAGGAATAGATATTTTATCTAAAAAATCAAAAAGAGAAGAAACAATAATGTTCAATTCTGAAATAGAACCATATTTTGGAGATACAGAAACATGCAAATTTATTGGTTTTATAGATAGAATAAATGTTTCTGAACATTTAGAATTAATAGATTATAAAACAGGAAAATATAAAGATCAGCAATATCAGCATTATGATCAGTTAATAATATATGCGTTATATATGTTTTTGAGATATAAACATTTAAATTATATTAAAATAAGATTTGTTTATGTGGAACATTTAAAAGAAAATACTTTAGAATTAGATAGAAAAATGATAACATATTGGAAAAATTATTTAAAAGAAATGATAAACACAATAGAAAATACTAATAATTTTGAACCAAATTTTCAACCATTATGTCCGTGGTGTGAATATGTTTTAATGTGTAAACCAGAGTTATTAAAGAAAAGAAAAGATTTTAATGATATTTTAAAACTGTTAAGTTCTGAAATTATAAACAAATATCACCTAGATTAAAGTATTTAATGATATAATAATTAAAATTTAAAAGGAGAAAACATGAGAATTATCATAGAAGGTCCAGATAATGTTGGTAAAACGACTTTAATAAAAAATATTATTAAAGAATTTAAAATTCCATTTATTGAAATTCATTCATACGCACCACCATTTAAAGATACAGAAAATTGTTTAAAATTTGAAAATGATTATATTTCTCAAATGTTTAAATTATTTGAAAATTTTGAGAATGTAGTAGCAGATAGATCTCATGTTGGAACAATGGTTTATTCACCTATTTATCGAGAATATGACGGTAAATTTGTTTTAGATTTAGAGAAAAAAGAAGTTAATAAAGATTATTGGAAAGATACTTTTTTAATTACATTAGTAGATGATCCTGAAAATTTAATTAAAAGAGAAGATGGTTTATCTTTTTCGATAGATCCAAAATTAAAACAAAAAGAAATAGATCTTTTTTATGAAGCTCATAAATTGTCTTTAATTTATAATAAATTGATTATTAATATTAAAGATTTTAATGAAGAAAAATTATCTAAAGCTGTTTGTGCTTGGATTAATTCTATCAATCAAACAAGGATATAAAATGAATATTAAAGAATTAAGAGAAGAATTTATAAAAAAATATAAAAATAACGATTTTGTAATAGATAAAACCGGTGTAAAAATGTTAGAATTAACAGGAATTACATTATTAGCAAATGAAGATTCAATAATTGGAACACCTAATCAAGATTATATTAAAAAAGAACTAGAATGGTATTTATCAGAATCATTAAATGTATATGATATTCCCAAAACACCAAAAATTTGGAGACAAGTTTGTGACAAAAATGGTTTTATTAATTCTAATTATGGTTGGTGTATTTTTTCTAAAGAAAATTTTGAACAATATAAAAATTGTTTAAGAGCTTTAAGAGCTGATAAATTTACAAGAAGAGCTATGATGATTTATACAAGACCATCTATGCAATATGATTACAATAAAAATGGAATGTCAGATTGGATTTGCACTAATTTGGTTATGACATTTATAAGAGATAATAAATTGATATATATTGTAAACCAACGCTCATGTGATTCACGATATGGGTTTTTAAACGATTTAGCATGGCATAAATTTGTTTCAAATAAATTACTAAATGATTTAAAAGAAGATTATCCAGAAGTTACAGATATTGAAATAAATTTTCAATTTGGATCTATTCATATTTATGAAAGAGATTTTAAATATATTGAAGAGTTAATATGTCAAAAGTAACATTATATAACACTTAACAGATTAAAATATTTTAATATAGATAAATATAAAAAAAGAGCAAAAATGTCTGATATTTTACAAAATAAACTTTATTCTGTATTAGGAGATGGTGGAAGACCCACAAAATTTAAATTAAATTTAATGCCTCCAAGACAATTAATGAATAAATATAATCTAAAATTTGAAGATTTAGATATTTTATGTCATGCTACAACACTTCCATCTTTAAGTGCTCAAATCACAGAATATAAATTTAAAGGCAGAACAATTCCTTTGCCAGGCATTCAAGAATATAATCAAACGTGGACATGCACATTTTATAATCACGAAAATCATAATCTAAGACAATTAATGATAGATTGGTTGTTATCTGCACAAACACATAATTACTCTGAAAATTTGAGCTCTTTAAACAAAATAGATGTAGATTTATCTATGATACATTTATATCAAGTTGATTATGAATTTGATAAAGACATGGTTGTTTATACTATGGTAAATGCTTTTCCTAAAAATATTTCAGAAATAGAATTAAATTCTGAATCTTTATCTCAGATAGAATCATTTACTGTAGAATTTGCTTATTCTTATTTTGAAATAAACAAAATTTCAGGTGTTGGTTTAACTGCAAACGATATTGCTGATAAAATACAAACGGGAATTCAAAAAATAGCTAATAATGTTTTTAAATCTGTATCAAATGCTATTAAAAATAAAGTAATTAATCCATTAACTGATACTATAGCTAATTCTAAAGTAGGTAAATTTATTGGAGAATCTTTAGAATCTTTTGAAGATTTTATCGATTCTTAAATCACTAAAATAGATAAAAATCTTAAAAATTCTTTATCTAATAAAGATGCATTAGATTTATATACAATAAAATCATTTAAGTAAAAATTACTAATTTAAACCTATTTTAAACTTTTTGTGATATAATTATTTTAAATTAAAGGAGATAATATGAAATATAAAGAATTAGTTAAATTACCAGACAATAAAATGTTTGATGTAATTATGAATCTTCCAATTCTAGAAGTTAGAGACATATATTATGAAGCACTAGAAGCTGAAGATTCATATAAAAGAGAATTTATATTAACAACAACTGAATATTTTTTAGAAAGAAGATTAGATACAAGACAATTTTAATTTTTAAATGATATAATAATACAAAACTTAAATAAAAAGGAGATAATATGGATTATCAAAAACTTTTAACTCTTTCATCAGATGAAATAACAGATTATATTATGAATCTGCCAATGTTTGAAATAAGAGATTTATATCAAATTGCTATAGATCAACCAGATTCAGCAACAAGAGACACAATTTTGAATATGTGTGAATATTTTTTAGAGGATTAAAAAATGAATGATTATTTAAAAACTTTAACTATTTTAATAGTTGTATGTGTTATAATCCTTTTTATGATTTATTAAGGAGTAAAAATGAAAAATGATTTTAAAATACTGACCGACAGGGAACATCTAATTTTAAGACCTTCCATGTATATTGGTTCTATAAATTTTGAAGATCAAGAAGATTTTAATTTTGATAATGATCATATAAAATATGAAAATTTCAAAATAATACCAGGTCTTTGTAAAATAATAAATGAAGTTATTGATAATTCAATAGATGAAGCAATAAAAACCAATTTTAAATATGGAAATGAAATTTCTATTATTATAGAAAAGGATAAAGTTCAAGTTCAAGACAATGGTAGAGGAATTCCGGTTGTAAAACAAGGAGAATTTTACCAACCTTATTTATGTTGGGGAAGAGCAAAAGCTGGTTCCAATTTCGAAGACGACAATCATATCCAGATGGGTATGAACGGTATTGGTAGTTACTGCACAAATGTATGGTCGGAAAAATTTGTTGGAGAAACAGATGATGGAAAAAATTCATATAAAGTAACATTTAAAAATAATGCAGAAACTTTTACAGAATCTATTTCAAAATCTAAATCTCAAGGAACAACCGTTACTTTTTATCCAGATTTAAAAAGATTTAATATTACAGAAATAGATGAAAATCATGTAAATTATATTTATCAAAGAATACTATGTTTAGCAAATATTTTTGATAAAATTAAATTTAAATTTAATAAAAAATTAATAAGAGTTAAGAATTTCAAAGAATTTGCTAAATTGTTTAATGAAAATTTTGAAATATATGAAACAGATGATGTTAAAATAGCAATAATGCCAAATGATACAGATGATTTTAAACATTTTACATATGTAAATGGGTTAAAAATTAAAGATGGTGGTATTCATGTTGATACAATTATTAAAAATGTTGTTAATATAATTAGAGATAAAATATCTAAGAAATATAAAAACATAAAGCCTGGTGATATTAGAAATAAATTAATGTTAGTTTCTTTTATAAAGAATTTTCCATCACCTAAATTTAATTCTCAAACAAAAGAAAAATTGACCAATTCAGAAGCTGAATTTAATAAATTCTCTAATATAGATTATTCTTTTGTTAATAAAATTCTTAAAAATAATGCCTTTATTGATCCAATTGTAGAGATTTATAAAATTAAAGAAGAATTTGAGAATAGAAAAGCATTAAAATCAGTTGAAAAAGTTAAAAAAATTAAATCAGATAAATATTTTAAAGCAACGAAATCGAATAAATATTTATCAATTTGTGAAGGTTTTTCTGCTTTTTCTGGTATTTCAAAAATTTTAGGCAATCAAGATTGGTCATATTTTTCATTAAAGGGAAAACCATTAAATGCTTGGGAAATAACTCATCAAAAATTTGCTGCTAATAAAGAATTGTCTGAATTATATCAAATAATAAAGAATGAAAATTTCGAAAATGTTGTTATAACTTCCGACGCTGATTTGGATGGTATACATATAAATTCTTTGTTAATAGCTTTCTTTGAAAAATATATGCCAGAATATAAAGATAGAATATATAGGTTGAATACACCAGTAAAAGCAAATAAGAAAAATGGAAAATTAACATCTTGGGTGTATGATTTAAATGATGAACTTCCGATAAAACCAGGTGAAACACAATCATATTATAAAGGTCTTGGTTCTTGGAATGTTGATGACTTAGACCACGTTATCCAAAAAGATGGTTTAGAGAAAATGTTAGTTAAGTTTAAATTTGATTCTAAAGAGGTAATCGATGATTTTATGTCAGATAAAAAATCAGATGCAAGAAAAGAATATATTTTAAACAATACTTTTTCTATAGCAAAGATTTAAAATTACAGGAGATTTAATGAAAATAAAAGATTTTGAAAAATTATTTAATGATGTTAAAGAAGAATATAAAATTGATTCTGATTTAAATATCTGGGTTGGTGATAATCCTCTTAAAAGACCTTTATTATATGGTATTAAAGAAGTTGTTCCTGTTTTTCATAATAAAAAACTTCAAGGAATTAGTATAGAAATAGATACAGTATCTATAGAAAAATATCTTAGATGATTGGTAATTTAAATGATGTATAAAATATTAATATTTTTAATATCAGTGTTAGTTATATTAATAATAAATGCATTTTATTATGCTTCAAAATATGATACTGTTAAAATTAATGGAATTAATATATTTTGTGAAGGTAATAAATCTTATTATTATACTAATTCAGAACCAATTGTTTCAAATATTATAATAGATGATAATAATTATTCTTTAAATTTAATAATAAGAAATTATAAAGAAGAAAAAGTTTTTATAGATAAAAATGTTTGTTTTAAATAAAGTTTAAAATTAATTTGATATAATTTTAAATAAATATATTAAAAAGGTTTAAATTATGAATTTTAATGATATATTAAATTCACAAATTAATGAAGCACTAGATTTAAAACAAGATAAAAAATATTTTGATTTATTAATTAAAAGTGCTCCAAAGTTATTAAAAGTTTTGGAATTTGGAGAATCATATCCAAGTGTTATTGAATTGAAAAAACAATTAAATATTATAACTTCACAAGAAGTTGTTCCATTTCTTCAAAAGGCGGAATATAGTTTTAGTAATTATGAACAAGATGTAATAGAAAAATTAACAGGAAATAGTTCAAATAATTATTTTTGTTTCTTTAATAAAACAAAAATTGATAACACAACATCAATCGAAGTCATAAAAGACGAAATAAATAATGCCTCTAAAATAAATTTAACTGCTTTAATAGAAATATGTGATTCTATTATTGGTCTCAATAAATTATTTGCATTTATTGGAAAACACATGGCAAGTGTTAAAGATATTAAAGAGTTAAAGGACTTTTATAAAGCTCGAACTAATATAGTGTATACATCAAAAACAGGCGAACAATATACGGTTGATTATAATAATAATCAATTGAATTTTTATGTAAATAGCAAACGTATATTTTATATTCATAATTATATGAATAACAAAGAAGCTTTATATGACGAAAAAACAGGACAACGTTATGAGTTAAGTCATGCTGATTTATCACTTTATAGCAAAATGATATCACCATCAACTTTAAAACTTGCTGAAGATGTTTTAAAATTATTAAAAACTAAATTGTTTTTTAATGACGTTAAAGATATAAAATATAAAAGTGCTGTTGCTAAACAAATTTTAATGTCAAACAACATAGATTTATTTAATTTTGATGCTAAAGATGCAAGATATATTTTTGTTGAAGCAATAAAAGACACCTTTAGGCAAAATCATGATAGAAATATAATTTTTAATAATTTTGATATTAAATGTGAAAAAGATAGTGATTTAAACTATGTGTTAAAAGTTAACATTATAGCAAAATTAAACCCATTTCAATAAAATTAATTAAAAATTAAACTTATTTTGATATAATTTTAGATAAATTAAAGGAGATACTATGAAAATTCAAGAATATATTAAAGGTCCATATATAAAAATGATTAAATTTTTAAAGAAAGATGAAATAACTTCTGATTTTTTATCGATTCTAAATTAGAATCTGATTTGATAGAAATAATTTCTTATAATGCTTATATAGATGAATATGATGGATATAAATCTGTTACAATAAAAGCTAAGAAAGATTGTTATTTAGGTTTAAATATAGAAACTTATTCTGATTATGATTCTCATGAAGCTGACGTAGATTATCTAATCATAAAAGTTTTAGAAGTTTAAATCACCAATTTTTTTTTAAAAAAGATAAATAATTTAAAATTTAACAAAGGTTTTACAAAATGACATTTAGAGATTTAATGTTTAATAAAATAGACGAAAGTGCTCCTATTTCACAAGGGCCAAATGCTCCTGTTTCAAAAGATGTTATAAATTACGCAGATTCTGATACTGTATCAAAAGCTGATTTAATAGCTCTTATAAATGATTTAGAGCCAGATGAAATTAACTTTATTGCTTCTTATGTTGCTGATGGCTTAGCAGATTTAGAAAAAATTTATGCTGAAAATCTTGATGAATCTGAAGAAGATGACGACGATGACGATGAATCTGAAGAAGATGAAGACAAAGATGATTCTGAAGAAGATGAAAAAAATGAAAAATGTTCAGATAAGGATTGTGAAGATCCAAAATGTCAAACTCATGGAAAGAAAAAAGACAAGGAGTAAATATGTCTTTTAAAGATTTTATACAAAATGAAAATGTTTCTAAAGATACAAAATTAGAAGATAAAATTAAAAAAATTGTATCTGATGAAATTGATTATAAAAATATAAAGTTTGATTATTCTGATAATGAAATGAAAGTTTATATTACTCCAGAAGATGAAGATGAAAATTGTCTTATATTAGGAAAAAAATTGGAAAAATTATTTAAAAATAAAATTCCAGGATTTATGGTTTATAATGATACTAAAAATAAAGGTTCATTTACTATTGATTTATCTGTAGAACATATTAATGAAAACGCAATAAACGATGTTCCTGCTCCTTTCCAAGGAATTTTAAAAAGGTTTGATGGATATTTAAAATTTCAATTTGGTAAAATTGAATTCGTAAATTGTCAAGTAGAAAAAAGTAATATATTTATCAAATATAAATCAACCAAAAGTAATAAAGGACATAAATTAACGTTTAAAGTAACAGATAGTCTTGATCGTATGTTTGGATATATGTTTGTGATTAGACCCGTTTCTGGAAAATTAGATTCTGAAGACATTATAATTAGTGTTGCTCCAAAGAAACTATTTTTGGATAAATTTGATGGAAAATTTGAAAAAACAATGTCATATTGTTCTAATGAACTTACTAAAAATTTAAAAGAATCAACATTATCAGAAGAAGTTCAAATGTTAATGTCTGAAAGACCTTCTTTAATTGTTAAAGCTGGTAGATTAAAAAAATTGAGAAAATTTCATAAAACTTCTCAATTTAAAAATGTTATTCATAAAAAGAATTTAAGAGCTCTCAAAACAGCTGCTGGTATTAAAAAGAAAAGAGCCAAAAAAAGATATATGAAAAAATATACAAGAAAATATGGTAAAATCATGGCTTTAAGAGCCAAAAAGTACCAAAATATTGTAAAAGAGTCTTTTAATAAAATTAATATGTATAACAATGTTAAAGTCAAAGGATTGGCATTCACATATGATATTAGCTCTTGCACGTTTGATGATCAAGACTCTGCAATAATTGTTGTAAAAAAAGATAATAGAGATTTAGCCGAAAAAACAGAAAGTATTTCTAAAAGTTTTATGGAATGGTTATCAGATAGATATCCATATTATATTTTTTCGAGAGAGATCAAACGTGATCAAAAAGATGGGTATATTGCTGTTATAAAACATAAACCTAATTTTAAGGTGCTTTTTAAAATTTTTGAACAATGTGTAAGTGAAAATAAAACTGTTGAAGATTTTCTTAAAACATATTGTAAAAAGGTATTAGTATGGGATTAAGCGAAATATTATTAGAAAATGCAAAAAAAGAGAAGCTGTTTGAAACAGCTTCTTCTGATATAGAGAATTATGAAGAATTTCTTAATTCAGTAATATCAGATAATATTAGAACATTTATAGGTTATGATATTGCTGATGTTCAACCATTAAAACAACCAACAGGTAGAATATTTGCAAGATCTTCAAGATTAGATAAATTTGAAATTGTTTCAAAACCTGTTACATGCACTGAGAAAAAATCAACAATTGAAATTTCTCAAGAAGCTCAAGACGATTTAAAAGCTTTAACAGGTTCAGATGAATTGTTAACAAATTTTATAGTTGCAAAAACTAAAAGAGATGAATCTCTTGCATTGGTTGCTGCTTTAAAAGCTGCTGCAATTCCTGTTAATAATATTACAATTACTGGTGATAATTTAGACAATCATGAAACAAATCTATTCTTTATTTCTAAAAAAGTGAATGAAGAAATAGCTAAAATGAATAAAGATAACTTTAAAACATATGATGCTGCTGTAATTTTACCTGTAAATAATGCTGGTGGTATTTTAGGAATGAGTTTTACTTATTCAAGGTCTTTAAATGTTGTCGATGATACAAATAAAGCCAGAGATTATTATTTAGGATCAATTAACCAGGTTTCATATTATATAAATCCAGATCCAAACGAAACTGATGTGATAATCACATTAAATTCAAAAACAGATAAAGGTGTATCTGGTTTAATTTATAGTCCTTATAATTTAATTGTAACATCTTCAAAACATTTTGAAACTGCTCATTCATTTTATAATGTCTTTTTAAGAGATGCATTTACTATAAATCCAATGCATAATGCTAATTCACCTTTTATAGTTAAATTTAAAATTCAATAGTTATTAATTAAAGGAGATTTTATATTTTTTAAAATATTTTTAGCATAAAAATTAAGTGAAAAAGATAAATAATTTAAAAATACAAGGTTTAAATTGATGAAATTAATCTATGAGTATCAAGAACCAGAGATTCATATAGAAGAGTCAGTTAATGAGAATAAAGTTCCAGTAAAGAAATATAAGATAAAAGGTATATTTTCAACAATTGGAGAAAAAAATAGAAACGGTAGAATATATCCAAAAGATATATGGGAGAAAAATGTTTCTGAATATCAGAACACTATTAAATCTGGATCTATTAATAGACTTTGTGAATGGCAACATCCAGAAAGAACTAATGTTGATATGATGGAAGCAGTTGCTGCTATTGATAAATTATGGATAGAAGACAATAAAGTAATGGGTGAAGCAACTTTATTAGACAATCCAAAAGCCAATCAAATTAAAACATTAATAGATAATGGAATTAAAATTTCTGTTTCTTCACGAGGTGTTGGATCTGTAAAAAATGGAATAGTTGAAGATTTTAAACTTATTACTTATGATTTAGTAGATTGTCCATCAGATTACAATGCAACTATGGAAGGCTTTTCTGTTACAGAATCAACTAAAAATTTTGAAATTCTTGAGGATGGTAGAATAATTGAAACTTTTGAAGATGTTAAACATTCAGAAGAAGATATCAAAGAAGCTCAAGATAGAATTTTAAAAGCTTTTGATAATTTTTTTAATTCAATGAAATAAGGATAAATATGGATTTAGTAGATTTAGTAAAAAATAACAAATATACAGAATTGTTAGATTATATTAATTCTGAAATGACAAAAAAAATAAATGATTTAGATGTTGTTAAAAATTATAAAGAAAAAAGTAAAAAAATTAAAAACTTTAAAGAAGCTATAAAAAAAGCCAAAGAAGAATACAGAAATTAATTTTCTTTTAATAATTCTTTGATATAATTTTCTTAATTTAAATCAAAGGAGATACAATGGAAAATTTGTTTATTACTTTAGTAGTTATGTTAATAGTTATGGTGCCAGCGCTTGCTTTCGCTGTAATTTTTACGATATTAGAGAAAATTTGCTCTAAATCTAAAAAATTTGAAGAATTAGCTATAAGATGGTTCTAATGAAAAAGTTAATTCTTTCTATTTTAAGTGCTTTTTTAATTATTAAATTAGTAAAATTTATTTTTAATCCTACAATTTTAGGTATGATTTTCGCTTTTATTTGTATTTACTATTATACTCTAAATCATTAAAGATAAATAGATTAAAAAGGAAGTGCTTTGGGTTTTAAAGATATTACAAATGGAATAGAACAAGCATCAGAAGGCGAACCAGGTTTAAAATCTTATGTATTTCCATCAGAATTAAGAGATCCTTCGTTTGCTTTTAGGAAAGTAATAATTAAAATATATAGAAATAGAGTTGTAACTGATATGTTAAAATCTATTCCAGGCGTAAATCCTAATGCTGATTTATTTTCTAATTCTAGAGCAAATAACGGTAGAGTTCAATATTCTAATAAAGGAACTGAAGTTCAAGGTTCTTTATTATCTGCTTTTGCTTCAAAAGACGATAGTAAAAAACCATCAAATTTTGATAAAGCTATTTCAGATGCTACTTCTTATAAATATGATTTTCCAAATTCAGAAATAGAATTTCAAGTAACTTTACCTATACCAAACCAATTTACAGAATCTTATTCACATGGATATTCAACAAATAATGGTTTTATAAGTGCAATTTTAAATACATTAGCAGCAGATAAAATTGCTGATGGTGCTCAAACAGTTTTATCACATTATGGAATGCAAAAAGTAATTCCAAATCAAGATAAATTTCAAAATTATACTGGTTCAGAACCTAGAAGTTTTGATATGGTTTTTAAAATAGTTCCAAATTCTAAAGAAGAAGCAATAGAAGCAGCAAAATTAATATATACTTTAAAAAGAAATTCATGCCCTGAAATAGCCGCACAAAATTTATTAATGCTTCAACCTAAATTTTTTACAGTAGAATTTGCTAATGGAGTTTTACAAAAATTAATTAACCCTTTGCCTTGTGTATTAAGAAATATTTCTTGCACTTATGATGATGGATCTTATGTTTCAACAACAATAGATGGTATGCCAAAAGTTATAACATTATCTTTATCATTTGCTGAAGTTAGAGTAAAAACTTCAAATGATTTTTCAAAAGAAAACCAAGATTCAGGATATGGTGTGACTGGAGTTAATAAGTGAAATTATTTCAATTTTTATTTTTAACAATGTCTTTTATTATTGTTTCAGGATGCTTAGGTGTAGGATATGCATTTTATTTTATTGTTTATATAACAATTTTATTTAAAATTTTATTTTTAAAAATAT